CGTCCCTGATCTCACTCCGACCAAAACCCCTTCTAGGAGACTCCTTTAGGGGGGGGAGGGGGTAGCCTAGGCTCCCTCAATAGCAGTCCTCGCAGCCTTAACTGCCTCGCCAATCGCCTGCCGACTCACTCCCAGCACGTGCGCGTTGTCCGCCGCACTATCGTACCCTGTCAGGTGCCCCAGCCCGTAGGCCCAAGCCAGTCCTGCCAGCCTCACCGAGATCTTGCCGTCGTTATGTCCACCGAGCAGGTGCGACAGTATCCGCACCAGTGCGACTCCCCCGGCAGTCTGCACCAACTGCCTGCACCGGCCAGCGTGCCAAGCCCACACAGCGTCAACCTGGTCGTCTGTTAAGCCGAGGTCGAGCAGTTCGTCGGTGGTTTGTTGATCGCGGTCAGTAATCATGTGAAAGGCGGCTCCCAGGTGAGGACTCGAACCTCACGGCCTGCGCTTTATCCCGGCATTTCGGCCCTTGGCCTTGAGGGAGCGCCGCTCTACCAACTGAGCTACTGGGAATTTGTGCCCGTCTCTCCGGGCTGTCACGCCTGACTGTTCGTGGCGTCCTCCATTGGTGCCACTCTTTTACGACGCGCACCAAAGCGTCAAAACGTGCCGTCTCTCCTGCTGTCACACCACTTTTGCCCAACAATGTCGAAGCTCGCAGGTGTCGCGGAAGTAATGGCTCGCCGGTTTGAGGCTTTAGCCTTGGCAAGCTCTGTCGCCGTCAGTGATGCACACTAGGCTGCACGTCGTCAAGCAATGTCCGAAACGCTAAAGCAGCCGTTGCCGGCACTACTCCGTTGCCGAGGAGGCGCAACTCGTCTGTGCGATTGTCACAGGTGATGCACAGTTCGGCATAGTCCAGCCCACCGGAAGTCCCATGAGTGTCTCCACCCAACGTGGATTTAGTTTCCCGTTGTTCTTGTCGCTGTTCAGTGCTTGTCCAGTCAGTGTGTCCTCTGGCTTCCCTTCCGCTAGTCTGGCTTGGTTCATCATCCAACCTTCCGCATCTTTCGTTCGAGGCGTTGCGCATGCCTTGATCTGGCTGTGCAGCGTGTCCGGTTTGCCCCTGTGTGCCCCGCTGTCCATCTCCGCTCTCGGCGTTGCCCAAGCCTTCGTCTGCTTCTCTAAACTTGCTTTTTCTGGAGCACTCTGGCCCCTGCTCGATCTCCCTCCCGCCACGCTCCCCACATCTGGGGTTTGCCACAACTCTGGGCGGCTCCCATGCGTGTTGTGGTTGTCCTGGGCGGGCGGGCCATGCTTGCTCTTCTCGAACTTCTCCCGCGTCACTTCTCCCCTCAACGCAGGATGATTGCTCAAGGCTAGTTGGCCGTGATTGGCTTGATTCCCAATCTTGCCCGCTTCCTGCACCGTTGGCGTTGGCCAATTTCCCGCTTCCGCTTGATCCACTGCAACCGGCAACTGATCCACTCGACTCTTGCCATCCGCTCTCAGCAAGTAGCCTGGTGATGTCCCCTTGTAGTCGCGAGCCGCGCAAGTGGGCCATGATAAACACTCGCTTTCGCTGGTGAGGCGCGCCAACTTCAGCCGCGCTGAATATTCCCCACGCCGTTTCGTAACCAAGTTCTTCCAATTCTCTAACGACTTCTCGCAGTCCAAGGCTGATGTGTCCTTCGACATTTTCGAAGAAGCAGAGCTTTGGTCGAAGAATGCGAATGCCCTCTGCGATGTAAGGCCAGAGATGTCTGGGGTCGTCTGTTCCAAGTCGCTTTCCGGCTGCGCTGAATGGCTGGCAGGGGTAACCTCCAGAAAGAACGTCCACCTTATCTCGAAACTCTGCCCATGGGAAGGTTTTAAGATCCGTCCATATAGGTGCTGGGTCCATGAGTCCCGCTTCCATTTTTGCAACCAAGTTTGCGATGGCAAAGGCTTCGATCTCACAAAGAGCAACTGAGCGCATAGTTGGGAGGACTCGTTTAAGTCCAAGTTCAATGCCTCCATATCCGGCACATAAGCCGATATGTGTAATTGTTTGGGTAGTATCCACATTAGCAATTCACGTTTGGTTCAACCTCGTCAAGATCCTCCTGCGTCCAGCCTTCACGTCGCATCTGGGTTTCCAGTGCCTCCACGCGTCGCAGTGCGGCTCGGAGTCTGCGTTGAGCTTCTGCCAACTGCGCGGTCAGTGTGTCGAGTGCGACGATGCGTTCAAAACGTTCGTGCGGTTTGATGCTCATTCTCCCTCCTCCCATTTGCCGAGCGTCCTCAGGAAAGCCTCTGCGCGCTGGCGGGCTGTGGCGTGTGTTGCCATTAACTGTAGATCTGTGCTCCAGTCTCCGGCTCTATTTTCTAAATGCCACACATAAGTGGCAATCTGGTCGTATCCTTTAAGCATCCTTTCAGCCTCATACATGTCATTGAGGTCACCACAAAAGTTGGGCACTTCGATTAAAGTGCCTGCGTGCTCTTCTACCCAAACATTTGGATTTTTCGGGTGCTGACATACATTTTCCCACCCACACGCATCGGCAATCGCCGCGTTGATTTGTTCGTCGGTCATTTCTGCTTCTTTTGTCTTTTGTTCCATGTCTCAAACCATTTACTGAACTCCTCCCACACCCGCTTGTTGGGTGACTGACATGAGCGTGGCTCCCCGTTTTTTTTAAGCCAACAAGGGCCAAGGTGCCGGTCGAAGTCGAACCGCCAGATCTTGCCGTCCACATTGATCTCCTGCTGTAATTCGTCCGCAACCGTGATGATGCAGGTCGGTGATATCCGGATTGATTTCATCTCAGCCTCGCCTCCAGTTCGCCAAGTTCGCAGCCAAGTTCCGCCGCGACTTCCATGCGCGCCTCAATCTCGCTTTCGGCTTGGACGAGCCAGTGCCGGTACGGTCGCCAGTCGTGCGTTACTTTGTAGGTTAGTTTAGTTAGTTTCATTTTGCTTTCGTTTCATTTCGTGATGGGCTGTGTGATGTTGGCGGCAAAACCAAATCACATCCAACGGCTTTGAATAGTCATCGTGGTGACTTTCGGATTTTGTGTTGCCACAAACTAAGCACGGTAGTTTTGCAAGCGTTCCGGCCCGTAATGCTCTAGCAACGGCCAAGTGCGCTGATCGTTTTTGAGGGTGCTGTTCCTTGAATTTGCGGGAATGTTCTTTGTTGTAACCTGGTGTTTTGTCGCGAATGCCTCGGACTCTCGCCTTGTTGCACTGGCGGCAGCGGCTTTCTAACCCGTCAAGGTTACGGACCATTTTACAAAAGGCATTTGTGGGCAGTGTTTCCAAACATAAACGGCACTTTTTGCGCCCGTTTTCAGCCAAAAAAGACAGGTCAGGAATTGGCCCGCCTTTTCTCCGTGCCATTATCTGTGATTTTATGTCGTCCGCTGTCGTCATATTGGTTGTCATAGAAAACGCCTGCTAGACACCTCCCTGCGCAGCCACGGCCAATTTGCGCTCCCATTGATCGACGGCCTTTAGGTAGTTTGGCCACTGCTCGTTTGAAATCATGCGAGCGACGCTGTCGGTGGTCATTGCTGCGTTCCGGTGACGGATTGCTCCGTCGAGCAGTTGTCGTGCCTCGGTGATGAGCGCGGCGTGAGTTGGTGCCAGTGCGCATGCCAGGCATTGGCAGGCGGCCAGTTGAATGTTTTCCGCGCGTAGGCGGTCCACCTCGGCGGCGAGGTCGGTTTTGGTGATGTCTGCTAGGTTTGTTGTCATCGTTTAGTTGTCGGTTGGTTGTGGCAAAAACTTTAGAGCGAATCGCGAAACGCTGCGAGCCGCCTGCCTTCGGCGATTTGCTCGGCAGTCAATTTCACATCGAGCATCACTCCGTTTTCTCGGGGTCCACCGCCGCCTCCCAAAGGCGAGCGAGTGGACTCCTCTCCTTTGTTCTCTGTTTCTCCCGCTGCCGCTTGAGGCGGCGCGGAGAAACTGTTCTCTGTTCTTTTCTTGCGTCCAAACTGTGTACTCACGTCGCGTCCATCTGGTGTACTCACGTCGCGTCCAAACTGTGTACTGCCGCGTCCATCTGGTGGACTGCTAATCGACGCCAAAAAAAAGGCGTTCCGGGTTGCTCGGAGGCTTCCGTTTGAGCCTGAAAATTTGCGAATGAGCCCCGCTTTTTCTAGCGCATCCAGAGCAGCTTTTACGGTTCCCCGGGAGCAGCCGACATGGTTGGCTAACTGCTCATAAGACGCCGCAAAACGTCGTTTCTGGTCGGCTCCAGCCGCACTTTGAAAGTGGGTCAGTGCGCAGTAAATGGCATATGCGTTGATGCCTAGTTTTCCGGCCTCAATCGCAGCTTCTCGCGACTGCCAAGCAAACGGACCCTCTTCTCTGGGGTTTTCAGATCGTGGTTTCATTTTCGTTTTTTGGGTTCTTCTGGCTTCTCCGGCTGCGCGCATTGCAGCCAAATCATCCCTTGGCGTTCAGGCTCGGGACTGTGCTGTATCCAAATTTTCGATGCTGCTTGCGTTTGGCAAACAGAGCGCAGCCCGGCCCGTGTTCTCCGTTTGGTCATCGTCAACGAGCACGTCGGCGGGTCACCGTCGGCAGCTTCGACACGTTGCATTGTTGCCACTTCTCGCGCCCAGTTGGTCAGTGCGCTAGAGCCGAACCCCGAATACGCCAGGTCTGAATCTGTCCGTGCGCTGCCCTCCTTGGGTTTCGGGAGATGGTGAATCAGGCACATGACACAGCCCGACTTGGAACTGATCCTGTTGAGAGCGTTGCAAAATGCTGTCACCACGCCCTGATCGCTCAAATCGTCACCGATGTAGCACATTAGCGGGTCGATCCAAACGAGATCGGGCTGGTGACGAATCACCAAAGCCTCAAGCACTCGGAGAAACTCAGTGCCGGCATGGATGTTGTCGCGGTAGAAAATCAGGTTTTGCCGCAGCGTCTGCCGGTCTTGGTCGTCCAGTAACTCGTCGCCCAGTTTGTTGCGAGCAAACTTGCACACCACGGACTGCAAGATCTGCGCTTGGTCCCCAATGTCATTCTCCGCTTGGATGATGAGGCTTTTGAGCGGCTTCACGGCCTTCATTCCAAATGTGCAGACAGCGCCAAACGTGTGGTCAGGTTCCAACGCCCAGCCGATTGCCAACTGCATCGTGAGCGAGCTTTTGCCGATGCCAGATTGAGCGTTTAGGAGCAGGCTGCCACCTTTGCAGAGCCAGCGATCGCCGATAACAGTGTTCGGGTCGTGTTTTGTGTCGTAAGCCAGCAACGCCTCAAAGTCTGTCTGGACGATGTCGCCCAGCCCCTGCTCTGCGCTGGCAATTGCGACCGCCTCGCCCAGCCCCGTGACAACCTCTCCTGTCGGTTGTCCGGCGCTTAATGCATCCAGCGCGCTTGTTAGTTCGGCAACAAGCGCCCGACGAGCTGCCGTCTCACGCACCAGACTGCACCAAGACGACAATGGCGCAAACGAGGTTTGGTTACCAACTAGGTCAGAAACAGCCGCGGCCGAGATGCCTTGCCTGACCAGTCCATGAAAGACAGTGATGCCATCTAAAATTGTGCCAATGTCGGCTAGTTTGGCGACACCGGCAAAGACTGCCCCCAGTTGTGGGTTTCCAAAATCAGACGCGCGCAGCCCGGCCGCCCGCACCGCGTCAATACTCAGTGCAGGCTCTGTCAATAATGCGCCCAGCACCGCCCGCTCAGCCTGTTCAGCCTGCGGAATTATTATGTCGCGCACGGTCAGAGCGCTTCTTGAAAAGCCCGGATTGCCCGCTGCTCTGCCGTCAGCGGGTCAGCCTCAAGTGTCGCCTCAAACATGGCCGCAGCCTTGGCAAGCAGCATCGTTTCCAGCCTGCCAGCGTCAAGCGACGGCTGCCCCGTGCGCCTCAATACCCTCTCCACTTTTTCCAATTCGCCCGCAATTCGCTCCGCTTCCTGTGTCTCTTTTTTGTTCATCGGTCGTCTCTCTAAAAGTTATCCGCGTGGTTCGGATGCGCGGCCCCCGAATTGGTCAGCCTAGAACGGGATCTCGTCTGGCGCGAGATCGTCGGATGCTCCCGCGCTCAACGGAAGCCAGCGCTTGATTTCCAAATACGGCTTACCGGTTTTCTCGTTTACCCGGTCACCGTGGCCCAGTTCGACTTTGGCGAGCTTGTCAACGCACTCGTCGGCTTCAATGGTCAGCGTCTTTCCTTCGACCACCTTTTTCCCAATGGCGACGCCAAAGTCGGCGACGTTGCGGGCGTTTTTTGCGGTGAAGACTACCCACGCGGAGAACGTGAGCGCTCCCACTTTGACTTTGAGCTTTATCATCTCGTTGCCCGCGCTGGAGATAGCCTCAGCGGCGTCCTCGATGCGGGCGAGATGGATTCCGGGTTCAAGTATGGTGGACTCTGTGTTTTCTATTTTTAGGGATGGCATAATTTTTAGATGTTAAATGCTGCAAAAAAGCGTTCAGGAAACGCGACTGCCTGCGTGGCAATCTCGGACGGCAAGTCAAGGTAAGTCTGCCCCTCGGTAATCCAGCCCCGCTTGATGGCTCCAAGCGTGACTTTTTCACGTTGAGCGTCGGACTTGTCTGCCAGTAGCCGCTGCATCGGGTTAATGCGCTCGATGGCCTCCGGCAACGGCTGCAAAGTCACCTCAATCGCGAGCGGTTCCGACTCTGTTTGCACCTGCACCGGCGCAAACTCTGCCACCTCCTCAGGTGCGTAGAGTCCCGAAAGCACACCAGGGTAAATCCCGCGAACTGCCTCAGAGATGCAGCGTGCCTTAAGCATCTGCCTTGGAAACTTCTTCCACGTTGGGTTGCCGGTGAGCCCAGCCCGCTCGGCGTCTTTGGTTGTCCACGTCACTTTTAGCGATGCGCCTTGCGGGTGAGTAAACGTCCCAGAAACAGCCTCGTGCGTGTATTCGTGCCACTCCACGCGGCCTCCTGCCTGCTGAAAACGGGCGAGCATGGCGTCGGACTTGAGCGAAGGCTTGCCGTGAATGATGTGGTAATCGCGGGCTGCCTCGGCTGGGTGTCTGCCCTCGGCTTGGCAGAGAAGCCCGAGCGCGAGTGCCTGCGCCGGGGTCTGAATGCCGAACAGCTTGGATTCGGCGATGGCTTTGGCCATCAATGAGATTTGGTCGATGGGTATCAGTTGCATAAGTTCATTTGTTGTTTGTTAGCGTGCGCCCCGCTTCGAGGATTAACAAAGCGTCAGCGGTTTTCAGTGTGACTGAAAGTTTTGGGAAGAGAGCTTGAGCGCGTCCTTTGAGATGCGCCTTCCATCGGTTCCCGTGCGTTTTCTTGTCGCCCAAGCCAAGCGCACTTTGCCACTTTTTGGGCGGCAGATACTCAATCCTGGTACCGTAGGCGGCCAGCAAGCCCTCGATCCTGCCGTAGTTACGAAACATCACTCCCAGACTGCTGCCGGACATCTTCCCGGCAAACTTGGGAAGCTCTTCGAGGAACACAATCACCGGCCCAAACGTGCACCGTGAGAGCAAGTGCAGTTCTTTGCTGATGTCGTGTAGCGTGCTCGGCATCGGCAGAGCGTGCGTGCTGCCGTCTGTGTCAACGTAGGCGATCCCGCCTCCCACGCCGGGGTCGATTGCGATGTAATTTTGCGCGCTCATTAGTTCAGTTTCATCGGCATCACAAAGTAAACGTAAGCGCCCCCGTCCCGCACCACCGTTGCCTCGGTGCCGCCTTGGCCGAGGTCCACAAACAGTTCCGCGCATTTCAAACTGTCAAACGGCAGCCGCAAATAGTCCGGGTTGAACGCGACCTCGTACTTGTCGCCGTCGTACTGGCAGCCCAGCTTTTCGCTAGCCTCGCCCACATCTGCAGCCTTTGCCGACAACGTCACCTCGCCCGCCTCAAACGTCAGCCGCACGCTGTCAGCGCCCAGCATCGCCACGCGGTTAAGCGCGGCCAGAAACTCAGCGCGTGGAACGACTGCGCTGCTGTCAAACGTCGCTGGGATCACCTTGTCAACCTGCGGATAGGCCCCTTCCATGCGCCGAGTCGTGAACGCCAGCGCTGGCTGCTCTACGGTCGCGACGGTCAGGTTAATTTCGTCAATTTCAATGTCCACCGTGGCGCTCTTGCGTTTCAGATTACAGAGCCAGTCGACGGCCTGCCGGTTAATGGGCGTGCGAATATTGCCGCTGTTGCTGGCGCTAAGCGTCTCGCGCACCACTCTGCGCCCATCGGATGCGGTCAGCCGGATCATCTCAGGCCCGACGGATTCCAGCAGCGTTGAGCAGAGCACCCACCGCGTCTCGTCGTCTGACATTGCAGGCGCACATCGCCGCAGCACACCCTGCAGCGTGTCGAGATCCACGCTGGTCACGGTCATGTCTGCCGCAGCACGGTGAACGATTGGAAACTCTGCGGCGTTCAGTCCCATGAGTTTGATCCGAGACGCGCCCGCCGTGATGAATGCCGTGTGTTTGGCGTCGGACTCGATGGTCACCAGCCCCGCCGGGAGCGTGGCGACAATGGCGGCAAGTTTGCGCGCCGGTAGCCCTAGGCGGCCCGGCATCTCAATCGTCGCCGGGACGGATTCGGTAAGCGATTCTTGCAGGTTGTTGGAAAGCAGCGTCAGTGTGTCGCGCTCTGCCACAAAAAGGACGTTGCTTGTCACCGGCAGCTGCCCGCCGCAGATGCGGCGAGCGCGTTCGAGCACTGCGTTTAAGTCGTGTTGTTGGATGTGTATTTTCATTAAAAAAGGACCGGTTGAGCTTCGATGTTGTTAAGGTTGGCAAGCGCCTGTTGCGCGTATTTTTCCTTCAATTCTGATCCGACAAATTTCCGGCCTAATGTCAAAGCGCCAACGCCTTCTGATCCGATGCCGGTGAACGGAGAATAAACCAAATCGCCAGGGTTGCTCCAAAGAGTGATGGCTCGCTCAATCACGTCCAATTGAAGCGGGCAAATGTGTTTTTCGTCGGCAGCGTCGCGTGCGATGCGATTGTTGAGCACTCGAGTCTGGTTAATATCCATCCAGACTGGAGATGCCCATTGTTGCCACTGGTCGAGCGGAAAATCGTCTTTTGTGTGAGTCACCGGATTTTGGTTCATGCGCTCACCCCACTTGCGAAAGAGAATCAGGTACTCTGCCATGCCCATGCGGGTAAACTTGGAGTTTGCGCGAAGTTGCTTGTAAAGCAGCCCCTGAGCTTTAGTCCGCTGCATCTCAATCACTGGGTCTTTCCAAATTGTAATTTCGCAATGGTACGCCCATCCAAGTTCCGTGTGCGCTCGGATGATCTCGCCCCTAAAGTCCCGCATTCCGGCCATCCCGTCGCGACCTGCATAATTGACGAGGTTTTTGCAATGCACTGCGGAAAGACACCCTGGCTTTGTGATCCGCAGCTTTTCGGCAATGAGGAAACGATACTGTTTGAAAAACTCATCGTCGTCCTTGCAGTTGCCCATGTCTTGCACATCGTCGCTGTAAATGTAGAGGTTGGCAAAAGGTGGCGAATAAATTGAAAAGTCAATCGACTCGGATTCAAGTTGCGTTGCAACTCTGACACAATCGCCGTTGTAAAGCGTGTACCCATTGCCTTCTGTTTTTGGTGTTTCAATGTTCATTTTTAACTGTTTCTCTGGTGCGTTCCTCAACGCAACTGACGCTAACTTCATTCGCTCCTGCATTTTACGGTGTGCTTCAATCTTCTCTGCCACCGTTGATATGATCTTCTGTTCGTTTTTGCCGCTGATGATGTAGGCGTTGACCTCTTGGGTCTGACCAAATCGGTAGCTTCGACGCAGCGCTTGATAAAAGTCCTCAAATGAGTAGGAAAGCCCTACAAACGCCACATTTCGGCAGTGTTGCCAGTTCATTCCGAATCCGCAAATCGAAGGTTTTGAGATGATGACCTTTGCCTCGCGTTCCTTAAATGCTTGGATTTTTATCAGCTTAGACGCGTTTGTGTCTGATCCTCGCACCTCGACTGCGTCTTCAATCGCCAGCTTCAGCGCGTCGCTTTCGTAATTGGTATTGCACCAAACAATCCACGACTCGTTTGACGCGTTTGCCATTTCAGCGATGGCTTGCACCCTTGCCGCGCAAGAGATGCGCATTTCTTTGTGAATCGTTGTCGCGTTCAGTTCTGGAATGCGAAACAGGTCGCCTTCAGTGGCACCCTCTACATCGTCAACGTCTACAACGACCTGCTTTAGGTTGAGTTTTGGCAGGATGTATTTTGCGCCGTCAAAACCAATGTCTGCCGGGTTAGAAACGCAAGCTGCCCAGGTTCCCACCCAATCCCAAAAGTCACCTTCGGCGTGACCTTTCAGCCGGTAACTTCCAAAGTTCATCGTGTCGTTAATGAACCAGCGGCAGAGCATCTCGTTGGATGGCATGACACCCAAAAACTCGCAATGCTGCCCGAACTCCATGTAGTCGTTGGGAGCTGGAGTTGCTGTGCAGGCCAACCGATACGGCGTGTCTGCAAATGCCTGAGTCAGCGCAATTCGCGTCTTGCCAGTGTAGTTTTTCAGGATTGATGATTCGTCAAGAACGACGCCCGCAAAAGATGCAGCGTCAAACTTTTCGAGCTTTTCGTAATTCGTAATCCAGATTCCTGGGCGTGCGATTTCCGACTGAGATTCAACAACGTGCGCTTTAATGCCAAATCGTTTTCCTTCGGCGCTGGTCTGCTCCGCGACTGAAAGCGGTGTCAAAATCAAAACACTTTTGCCAGTGTACCTAAGTATTTGAGACGCCCATTCAAGCTGTTGAATCGTCTTTCCAAGCCCGCAGTCTTCAAACAGTGCGCACCGGCCTTTTCTAACTGCCCACTGCACAATGTGCGCTTGCCAGTCAAAAAGAGGTGCAATGATCGGCAAAGGCTCAAAGCCCGCGTCTTTCACTGTCTTCTGTTTTGAGATGATGTAGTCGTCGTAGTTCATTTGGCCTGCACTAGAGGTTGCTGCCCGATCTTTCTGGCTACGATGCTTTCCGGCATAACTGCACCTGCCGCACTCCAGAGCGCCTCGGCTTTTTTGGCACTCAAAGCACCTCCCGCCAGAATTGCGTCAGTAGCACCGATCTGCCCTAGCTGCACTGCGTGCGCTATGTGCCCGGCGTCCACGAACTCAGTGACGCGAGCCTTTTGCAGCCTCCATCCGTGCACTGGTTGCCCTGCTTCGAGAAGTTCGCGAGCTTTGGCTTTGGCTGCGTCTCGGAAGTCGTCTAGCGTCGCGCACTGAGCCAGAAAACGCCCGAGCCGCTCGGGGTCGTTGAGCAGCGTCAAAAACCCGTCGTTGTCGGGCGTGATCTCGGACTGCACCGGGACCAGTGCGCCGGTCATGGATTTGACGCGAGCCCCACAGGTCAGGGACTTCGCGCACCAGCTGCAATAGTCGTTTTCCTTGGGCGGCGTGCCCACGTTTGCGAGCACCGTGCGCACCAGCTCGCTCGCGGTGGCGTAGGTCCAGTGGTGGGTGATGACCTGCCGCTGGTCACAGAACAGCAAATGCGTGTCCCACTCCTGCTCGAAATGTTGTTGCATCAGCCCGAGTGCATAGGCGGCCATCTGTGCACGATAATCGTAGATCTGCCCCGACTTAAGGTCC